AACATTTGTTGGTACAATCTGGTCTGTATTAAACAAAAGAGCTTAATAACTTTTAATTATCAACCTGATAAAGTGGTGGATTTATTCCACCATTTTTTTTATATATTCATCAAAAAGATACTCAGTGGTAAAACACTCTTTCATTTCTTGTGAATTTTTTGGATACCTAATTTTCCATTGTCTTTTTCCGCATGGTTCATAACTGTCGTTTAACCAATTTGCAAAATTGATAGAATATTCTGAATTTATCATAGTTTAATTTTTAAAACCGTTTCTGAATCGTATTTTTGGATTACGTCAGTAACCTCGTCCCTTGTTTGATATCCCAAAACTTGGTCCCCATCACCTAATGCTATCATTTCACCCTGTCTATCAAAAACAGCAATTTCAAAAGTTTTTTTACCATCACCGTACAATCCTCTTCCACCACCAACAACTGATATCTCGTATCCGTTCTTGAGTTTCATTATTGCTTGAATCCCGTCAGGTACAATCGGATGTTGTTTAAATATCAAATCGTCAAATGTTCTCATTGTTTTAATTTCTTTTTACATTCATCACAAAAATCATTTGTGATATGTTCATCATTATAAATCGCCATTAAACATTTTGGATTATCACAGTGCTCCAATCCTAATGTGTGCCCTAATTCGTGTAATACTGTATCTTTATTGTAATTTCCGGACTCAATAATAACTGTCTTACAGTTCAGATAAGTACCACCACGAACTTCTAAATCTTCAGTCACCAAATTTTCATCGGTAATATAGATTGTTGTTTTATCATAGTTATTTAGTGAAAAAATACATTCACTAACCTCCAAAGACCTACCATCAGGTGTGTACATCTGTGATTTGGTCTGTACTGGGTCCAATATAACTACATCATAATTATACAATTCTTTAATATACCCTTTGAATTCTTCCAAATCAGATGGTGTAAATTTACCCAATCCTCTCAAATAAACTACTTTCTTTTTTGGTTCAGGATTTGGTTTTGTCTCTGACTTAGTTTTTTCTTTCTCTTGTTTTAATGAGGGTTGTTCAATCCTTACCTCATTAATGTTATATGATTTGTTTTCCTTAACCGCGTCTTTAATGAAGAAAGACAAGATTATCATACCACATATTAGAAGAAGAGTTCTCATTTGATAAAGGTATTAATTTTTTTTGAATTTACAAATTAAATTTTTTCAACATCCTCAATCATCCACTTTTCAAGTACTTTAGGATTGTTTTTCCATTCTTTCCAATTATCAAAATCCATCAGTCTTTCCATTGTTTTTGTTGGTATCAATGAAAACCCTTCTGGAGGTACTCCACCAAATTTGTAGTAATGTGAATTTTTGATTTTATGTTTAATTGAATCGTTCATAAAAAATAGTACCCCCGACAGGATTCGAACCTGTGACCCACAGATTAGAAATCTGTTGCTCTATCCAACTGAGCTACGGGGGCGTTAAAATTAAATCTTCTTTACAAAATAAGTATAACCAGAATCTGAGTTATTCTCAAATGCTGACCTAATTTTTTCAGCATCTTTTTCATTTGTGAATTCCCAAATTTCACCATCACCATCTAAAATGATAACAGGTAACATTTTACCGTTACTGTTCTTTATCATCTTAACTATAACATACATATCTTGGATTTTTGACAAAGATAAACACATTTAGGGTAAAAACAAATTTTTTTTAATCAAAAAATAGTTTTTTTTTTCATTTGTTTTTTTATATATTTGCACAAACTTAATTTTTTTATTATGGACAAGGTATTAGTTCTTAACGCTGACTATACCCCAATTAACGTTACAACCGTATTTAAAGGGTTCAATTTAGTTAACAAGGGTAAAGCTGAAATATTAAAAGCCGCTGAAAAACCAATCATTGCGGGAGTGAGAACCTATGCTCGTCCGTTAATTATTCGTTTATTCACTTATGTAAAATACAGAATTCACCGTCTAAAGATTAACCGTCATAGGTTGTTCAGACGAGATGAATATCAATGCGTATATTGTGGTAGCAAACGAAATCTAACAATTGACCACTTGGTACCAAAATCAAGAGGTGGTCCTAATACTTGGTTAAACTTGGTAACATGTTGTTCGTCATGTAACAGAGTTAAAGGTGACAGAACACCTGATGAAGCTGGTATGAAAATGATAAAAAAACCATTTGAACCAAATATTTTTTCAGATGTTATAAACCCATCAATTGAGCATGTTTGGGAAGAATTCAAAAACAGTTACTTCTAAAAAACAAAGGGGAACCTCTCGGTTCCCTCTTTGTTAGATTTGAATACCCCCCTTTCTTTAATAGGTTTATTCCATCTCAGAATCTACTCTGAGCGGTTTCTTAGATAACTGTTATTAAACAGTTCCTAAAGCTTTTTGTTTCATCGTATCGGCAGCTCCTTCCATTTTTCCAGATAAAGTTGATACCAAAGGACATATAATTGTTCCTAGTTTTTCTTCTAACTTTGTTGCCAATTCAGTTGCTTCTAATGCGTCAACTAATGTATTTCTCATTATATTGTAAAACGCACTATCACCAAATTTCTCAACTTGTATTTTTCTGACAATACCCTCAGCAACCGCTTTTGATATTTTTTTGGTTGCAAAATTACAATCAGAAAATAATCTAGGTATTTCTCCAATACCAACATCTCCAATCGCCGATATAACAATACTAGATAACCAACTGTTTGGGTCCAACCCAAATTTACCAGCTAACCATTTTGCTCCTTCCTCTTTGAAATACTGCATGATTGGTTCAGAAACTCCTTTAGGGAAAATACTTGAGAAAATATCCATTAGTTCCTCTGAGATTAATTCTTGTGAGTAACCTTGTTTATTAAGATAAATCATCTCGTTAAACAATTCTTTACCAACTTTCTTTTGGTCCTTTTTATTTTTTGGTGTAGTTCCTTCAGTAATAATGTTAAATCTATTGTTAATGATTTTACCTTCTTGTAGTAAACTCGCAGTTTTTGATTCGTTAATCTTTGATATGTTTTCTCTAATTACCTTTTTCAAGTCCTTAGTTTCAACACTCTCCCTTTGAGTTGTACGTAAATCCTTTTTATAAGAATCAAATAATTGTTTCAAACCAAATTTACCTGTGTTTCTAACTAATTGTTTAATTTTTTCATCAGTCTTAAAACCATATCCTCTCATTGGTGTAAATCCATCAATACCTTGTTGTGCAATACACGCCACGGCTGTTGTTTTAGTTGATTGTATATTAGCTGGCTCAATTAGTGGTGTAAAGTCTCTTGGTTTCTTAGTTACTAATTCAGAGTTATTATAAAGATTCTCAATTGCGAATTGACATTCTTGTCTTGAGTATCTTTTAGCATTTTTAACCACTTCAATCTCACTCTTAACAGTTTCTTTGTCTTTAGGACCTATTTTACCTGGTAACGGATAAATTTTAGTTGTCAAATCTGTAAGACCTAAATCAACCGCCTCTTCAGGACTAATATAAGTTCCTAAAGTCTTCCTATATTGGGGTTGCATAGAAAAATGCCATTCAGGACTATCATAAATAGGAACTGTAAAAGTATGATTATATTTTTCCAATGCTTTTTTAATGTTCTCAATTTGATTAGGAGACATGTTTACGAAAGCTTTCTGTCTGTAAAGAGTATATCCAGGTATTTTTGTATTAGTCTCCCAATTTTCTGGGTCTGGTGGAGGTACATCAGTCCATCCGGCATTTTTCATCTTTTCAAAATTAACCATCTGTGTTTGGTCAGGCGTAAGTTTTGAGGTATCTTGAGCAACACCAATAGTTTTCGTATAAGAGTCACACTTCCAAGGTAAATTTTCTTTTAATAATTCATCATTTCTAACAACGTTAAATGTCCAATTATCTTTGATGAATAATTCGTCACCAATTTTGTAATAACCAAGTTTACTATCCTCAGTTGCAACTCTACGTATCACAATTTCTTCCGTTCCAGTTTTGCCAGTAATCTTTCCAAGCGTACCACCTATTAAAAACGGGCATTTATTTACATCTCTTGCCGATTTTAAATCAACCCTTTGGGGTTGATTTTCTTGTTCAAATATTTTTGTTTTCATATTATTTTATCCTTCTGCTTGTCGTTGATTATTTGTTGTTTCACCACCTTCAGGTTCAACTGATGTCCATCCCCTAAAAGGATTTGTCTTGGGCGGTGTCTCAGGGTTTGGTTTTATATTACATATTGTATTAACATCATCAGTAGTGAAGGTACTTTTTCGGGTTTTATTGATTAATTCGGATTCTGTTTTAGTCCAAAACTTACCATCTGATACTACTCCAATACATGTTTGAACTTGATGTAATGGACCTTGTATATTTGCCTCATAACAACCCTTTCTAAATGGGTCATCTTTAGTTCCTTTACAAGCTATATATTTATTTTTAACAGTTCCTCCATCACTTTTACCTGATTTAGGACATTTCCAATTTGAATTTCTATAACCCTCAACATCGGCACTACCATCTGTTTTTAACCATCCACATTTTTTTGCGTTTTGAGATACTTGGTTTTCTTGTGGGTCTACTTGGTCCGTACCACCAGCTAATTTATTTTCATTTTCAGCAATTAACTTTAAAGTTGACCTCAAATAATTTGCCGCCTCCACACTTACATCCGCAACATAATCGTCAAGAATTTCTTGTATTTGCTCCTCAATTGAGTTATTAGTAAAAAACACATTGCCGGTAGTTAAATACTCCTCTTTAAATCTTTTCAAACTATTTTCACAGGTTTTTTCTAAATCATTATAAAAATTGTGTTGAGATAAATCTTTTATTGTGTCATAAATTTCTTTACATCTTCCTTCTAAATTGAACATTCTAAAACCTGTGGTATCAATGTATTCAATTAAATCACGTATATCAAATGCTTTTTGATTAATAATACTAGCGTTATACGCATTTGGACAGTTTATTTGCTCAAGTATTAAATCATTGGTATTCTCACTTAAAGTTTTACGACTATCGTATTTCATCATAAGAAGAGCTCTTTTTAATTCTTCTTCTCCTAATTTTTTCTTATCTAAACTCATGATTTTTTTATTTATAAATATATGTTTAACCCGATAAATTTAAATCATAAGAGGGTATTTGCCTTACCTCTTGTTAATTTTACAATATCACTCCACTTAGTTAGACCAATTTGATTAGCGGGTCCTGTTCTAGCAACACCACTTTCCCACTTAGTAACTGTAGGGTATGCCGGTTTCGCACCTCCACCTCCTGATGACGGTGGTGCTGATTCTTGTTCTCCGATTTCACCGTTTGAGTTTTTGGGAGTGTAATCCCTCATGATTCTTATGATTGAGTCAATATCAGTTTTCATTAGTAATAAATATTTTGTTAATTGGAATTTTCATCATATATTAGCGGCATGAATAAATTAATGATATTTTGTTTTGCGGTATTTGGACTAACTTCTTGTGTCAAATACGAAGAACCCACTCTTGTTAGTTTGCCGGGTGAGTACATTATTGATAAAATAACTATAACTCCTATTGACGGAGAAGAAGTTATTGATAGTGTCTATTTACCAGGTACCACATTTTTAAATCCAAACGATACAATTCCTTTAGATTCTATTGACGTTGGGTTTAAAGAGTGGCATTTTGACTACAGTGTTGTATCTTTTAATAAGGAAATGAATGGTTGGGGTCAAACTGAATGGACTGAACAATATTTTTACAGTTTAATACCCTCTTGGACCGTATATGATTTGGGTTATATTGATATTAACTTAAAGGGTAAAAGATTAATTTTTAAAATTATTGATGATTCTGCTGAGAGTTTAACTCTGAGAACTACGGGTAGATGGACGTTTTTTAATTCTTGGGAAGAAAAATCTATTACACTACATTTAACGCGGACCGGTCCTTAAAAAAACTCAGTCTCTGGTAATCTTCTTGGATTTAAAATGTAATATTCGGTTAAAAACGAAATTAATTCTTGTTCATCTATTGATTCCTCTAAGAAATCATCATCACCAAAATCAAATTCATCTTCTTCGTCTTCCTCTAAAAAAATATCTTTAAATTTCTTTTCTTTACTATCTAAAAAAGAAAATCCGTATTGCTCGGATTCTTCTAATTCAATAGTATCAATTCTAACCTCATCTTCACTGTCTTGAAGTAATCTGAATGTCACTTTAATGGTTTGTAACGATTCGTTTATTTCATATTCTACTAAATCTTTGATTTCCATAATATCCATTTTCCTAAGAAATATCACAAAATTATTAAAAATCTATAATTAATAGTTTTTAAATCTTCTGAACATGTCCAAAGTTTTATTAACTTGTTCTTGGAGAGGTTCCATAATGTCAATATCAAGTTCATCAATATCTAAATCATCAATATCCTCAAACTCAGGTTCTAAATCAAAATGATGAGAGCCTTTATCCTCAAATCCAGTTCCTCCACACCATTCACATTCTTCATCATTAAATTCATCTATTCCTAATCCACCACAATGAGTACAATCTAAATCTGACTTATCATCAAAGGTACCGTGTTCCATATCAGTAGGACCATCACCAATCATATCTAATTGTTCTCCCATACTAACATATTCATCAAAACTAACTTCGGGTTCAAACTTTGCACCAGACATAACATCTTCATTAATGTTCATATTAGTATATGTTTTAACATCACCTTTGTTATTAACGGTAATTCCACCTTTGTCATTTGCAAAGTCTTGAACATATAATGGTTGTGTATTGGATTGTGCGTATTGTGTTGCAAAACCATCATAAATCTTTTTATGTTGGTCAAGAATATCGTTTTTTTCCGCCTGATTCATTTTGAAAAAGTATGAGTTCATATCTTTAAGTTTTATTATAAATATGTTGATTGGTAAGAAGTTTTTTTTATATTTTAATCATGGAAACTCCGATAATTTCAAAACAACCTATTTTTTATGATAATAGGGGTTCTTTTATCCCAATACCAATTAAAGAGGGTTGGATTCAAAGTAACATAAGTTTTAATGAACACATATACACTCTAAGAGGTCTTCATTTACAGGAACCTCCTAAACGTCAATCAAAACAAATTACAGTTTTAAAAGGTAAAATTGTTGATATTGTTGTTGGTTTAGTTGGTGATGAATTAGGTAAAGTTTATCACTATGAAATGGAAGAAGGTGATAGTTTATATGTACCCAAAGGTTTTGCTCATGGTTTTTTGACTTTAAAACACAACACCGTAATAAATTATTTTGTGGATAATGATTACTCAGTAGAACATGAAAAAAGTATTTTTTGGGGTAGTATTAAAGAGGTTTCAGATGTCGTTGAAAACTACTTGGGGGATAACCGACTAACGATTAATAAAAAAGATGATACATCGTTAGATTTTTATGAATATATAAAAACACTTAACAAATGAAAGTTGATTTAGACGAATATGCCGAAGGTTCCATTTTATTAGACGGTCTTGAAACCGCAATTGTTGGGATTGTAGAAGAATTCGGTAATGGAAATAGAATACTGTATTCTAAATCTAAGATTTTGGATATTCTCCAAAAAAGAGATGGTATGACATATGAAGAAGCTGAAGAATTTTATGATTACAATATTATTGGTGGGTATTTTGGAGAAAGGAATCCAGTATTCTTGGATTTATCTGTAACTCCAATACAAACTGATAGTGGGTTTGAATTTAATATAAATTCATATACAGAACCACTATAGAGGTTGCAAATTTTTGAACGTTTCTATTAACCTTTTCTATTTCAATTTCTCTATTATTTTCATTCATGTATTTAATAACACCATTTATCATTTCTGATTGCGCTTGGTCCGCCATTTCTAATACCTCATCACAAATTTCATTTTCTACATTATTGTAATTGAAATCAACTTCCATTCGTTGTCTTCCCATGTAAAGATATGGAGCTGCTCCGAACATATTGGTAACACCACATTCTCTAAGTTTTTTTAGAAACTCTTGGAAGAATTTCATTTTAAAAAATCTAAAGGTATCTATGTTTTGATAGAACGGGTCTTCGTTAAAGGCTTCATCAAGTTTTTTAGGTTCTATCTTTTTCCAAGCATCTACGGATGATATCAAATCTAATTCACTACCATTGTCCCACTTAACTGCATATTGTTTGGTACCAAATAACACAAGGGATTTTACAACAGTCCCCTCAGTTCCTGGCTCAATAGAAGTTTCACCATCCATATAAAGAAGTTTAACTCTATCACCAACATTTAATTCCTGCTTAATCATAAAAACTGTTTTCATAATAAATATATAAGAGTATTTATATATTATATGAACATAACTGTTTTAATTAACGAACACCAAAAAAAACAAATTTTAGTTGAGTCCTCAATAAATCAATTTACAGGGATTGTTAAACACAACTATGAATTTGTAAAAAATATTATAAAAGATTCGTCCAAACAAATGGGTATGAATCTTGAGTTTCTTATTACTTGGGGGGCAAGTATCGGTGGATTTGTAGGACCTTTAAATGATTATATTAAAGGTGAAAATCCAAATTTAAGTGAAAGTGATTTAAGTTTAATTTTAACTGGTATTATCTCAATATATTATTTAGATAATAAAAAATTTATTAAAAAAATTGTTTCTACAATTAATGAAAAAGGTTTAAGTGAAGTTTTTACATCTGCAGTTAGTAAAAGTAGAGAGTTTAGAGACACTTTTATTGATTTTATTTCTAGTTTAAATTTAACCTTACACAAGGTAACTAATATAATGAGTTACACATTTATATTACCTCTTATCCCCATGTTATTTCAAATGGCTCAAAGTGAACAATTTAATCAAAACGATATTAAAGAAATTTCCGCTAGATTAGCTGGGTTTGGTCTATTAACAATTTCAGGTAATATGATTAAAGAAATTGTTACAAAAATTTTAAGAAGATTTAAGAGTTAATCTCAATTAATTTATTAATTATTATTTCTTCTTCTTCGGGTGTTAGATTGTGAAAATCTTCGTGAGTTTTAAACCAATTTTTAACAACTTTTTTAAACGGAGTTTTAGTTAAGTTTGATATTCTTCTAAATCCTTTAATTTGGGCTTCAATTTCGTGAGGTTGTAAATAATAATCTAAATTACTTTCCCATCTAGGTTCATAGTCATCCAATTCTCCCTTAGACGACTGTATTCCATGTTGTAATTCATGAGTTATTATTTCATTCAATTCTCCAACCATGTCATATAAGTCTTTTGATAATGTTTTTGGGTTACATATTATTGTAACCGTAACTATATCATCATCAGTATCGTAATCCGCATTTATACTATATCCTTTTTTACTATTATCGTGTTCAATATCAACCTCAACCGAAAATGAAGTAGGGTAGTTTTTAAACTCATAAAACTCATCTTCAGGTAATAAAAATATACCTTCAGTTTTTGTTTTTAATATATTAACGATATCTCTTACCACCTGTCTAGTTGATTGTCTGGACTTTTTTTGTTCGGTTATAACCTCATCATCAAAATTATGTTTAATTTCAATCTCATCAATTACTATATGTTCGGCATTTTTCGGGTCAAAAAATTTCAGTATATCAATAATTTGTTCACTGATTTTTTGTCTAAAAAAATAAAGATTTTCGTTAAATGATTTAGTAAGTTCTTTGAGTCCAAATTTAGACAATTTTCCAAATACAAATTGGGTAATGGAATCTTTAAACTCAGTAAAAATTAATTTAATTCTAATATAAGGATATTCCGTACCAACAGAAATCATTGGTCTATACCCTAATATTTGTATTTTAAAATCAACGTCCGAATTCTTAGACTCGTAACCAAAAAAATCATCGTTAAAATTAAAAGTTTCTTTTTCTAATAAACGGTTAATCCTATCTATTTGTTTTTCATTTAACATACTAATAAATATACTTTGACCTTGTTTAATTTTTTGTCTATAATTAAGTGTTAAACCAACAATATGAATAAAAAATTTGATTTTAAAGACATTACGTTAGTTCCTGAAACATTATCTTCTATTAGGTCAAGAAGTGAAATAAGTGTTTATACGGATAATGGATATCTACCTTTAGTGGTTTCACCAATGGATACCGTTATCAATCAAAGTAATTCTGAATTATTTGATGATTTGGGGTTTATGGTTTGTTTACCCAGAGGTGTAACTCCCAATAGAGATGACCATTTTAAATCGGTTTCATTAGAAGAATTTGAGCTAATGGTTGAATTTGGTTATAATGGGAATGAATATATCTTAGTTGATATTGCAAATGGCCATATGGAAAAACTATACTCAATCTGTGAAACATTTTTAAAAACCAATAGTGGTAAAAATTTAATGGTTGGAAACATCGCAAACCCTAAGACTTATGAAAAATTTGCAAAGTTAGGGGTTGGGTATATTCGCGTAGGAATTGGTGGTGGTAGTGGGTGTCTAACTTCTGCAAACACAGGGGTTCATTACCCCATGGCATCATTAATCAATGAATGCTTTACTATAAAAAAAGAAAATGGATATAATACTAAAATAATCGCTGATGGTGGTTTTAAAAATTACGATGAAATAATTAAAGCAATTGCGTTAGGTGCGGATTATGTGATGTTGGGTGGGATGTTAAATAAAACATTGGAATCCTGTTCTGATATTAAGTTATTTAACAAAATAAAAATTTCGCAGGATTTAGGTGTTAAAATATGGGAAAAATTCCCTAAAATGAGAAAATATTTCTACAAAGAGTTCCGAGGTATGAGTACCAAAGCGGTTCAAAGAAAGTGGGGTAAGGGGGTTTTAAAAACTTCAGAGGGAGTTCATAGGACTAACAAAGTTGAATACCGATTATCTCAATGGGTAACTAACTTTAAAGACTATTTAAAGTCAGCGATGTCATATACTAATTCAAGATATTTGGATGATTTTAGAGAATCTGAATATGTTTTTATCACAGAAAATGCTTTACGTAGATTTGATAAATAATTACACAAATTTAATGGAGACTTTAAGGTCTCCATTTCCTTTTATAACTCTATGATATAAACCTTTAGGTATAAAAAATTCTTTACCTTCTTCTAATACTTCAGGTAGTTCATCATCAAACTGAATCATCCAATCTGTTTCATGTAGAGATTTAACAACCCTATCCTCATTATCTACGTGCCATTTTAATTCAGAATCATCAACTAATTCTGAAAAAACTCTGGTCCTAACATTACCATTTATATTTTCGTTGAATGGAAGAGTTTCCATATTACCAACTTCTACTTGATTTAAGACCTAACTTTTTTCTATACCTAGAGACATTACAACTCCAATATCCCGCCTTTGTTCTGTCTGTCTTTTGGTCACATTTGTGACGAGCTCTGAATGATTTAGCAGCTCCTTTATTTGCATTTCTAACACGTAAATTCGGGTCCCCAAAAGTTACTTTTTTGATATTACCACTTGGTGATTTAACATATACCGCGAATTTTTTAGGACCACCTGGTGTTCTAAATGGACTATTTAATTTAACGTTTTTACCTCTGTGCTTAGCTTCAGAAATAATTTCCCATAAATCTTCCTCATATATCGGGGCATCAAGATAAACCTCTTGGTCATTCTCAAGAATAACCTTTTTACCTAAATCAGATTCAACAATCCAAATGTCATCTTCATTTAATCTGATTTTATCATTATCATATAACCATCTAACCTCATTAATTAATGAGAAAAATTTATCAGAATATATTCTGAACACATTTTCAGAAAGTGACAATTTGTTATCTAAATGATATTGTAATTCTTTAGATACTTTTGTATCCTCAGTCAATTTCATAGGAGGATTTTTAACCTCATTAACTATTTTATTTACAATTGACTCTATATTTTTTGACATAACCTGACTTTATGATAAATATTTTATATTTTACAGAATTTTCTCAATAATAAAGCCGACCCAAAGCAAAGTCCCGATAGCGAGTATAAAACCAAGTTTGCTTTCCACAAACTCCCGGTTAGTGACATTAGTGAATATTGTATTGCGTCGAATCCAAATGGGTTGAAAAACATCCCCATCATAAGTAGCTTTACATAAACGTTCTCCAAGAAAATTCTCCTCCATGTTCTTTTCACTATCTCCATCTTCCATGTTGTAAAAATTAAAATTTATGGTTATAACCTAATAATTTATAAATACTATATAATACAAATAATTCTATTTAAACATATATTTATTGGAGAAAAGAAACTCATTATGAAAAAAATAAACGAATCAAAACTCAGAGAAATTATTAGAAAAAGAATTCTTGAGGAAACTGAGATTGAATCAAAAGAAAAAAAACCTATGTGTTTATCTAACAATACCATCTCATTAGATGAAATTGTAGGTAAATCGGATGATTACGTACATTACACTCCAGGAGTAATGAAAAGAGGAGGAGGTGTTAATTCAATGGTGGATACTATAGGTATTTTAAATAATTTAAGGTTATTTAAAGACGTTTCTGATGGTGGGGCACATTTATCTTATGAAATGATGAATCATTTGAACAAATTCAGAAACAAACATTATTTTGATGAAACTTCAAGTGAATGTCATCGTGCCATGGATAAAGTAATTGAACTTTATAAAGAAAATGAACATGGTACTGAATTAGTTAAAGATATTGAAAGAGTACTAGCATTACAGTCAAAGGATGATGAATATACACCATCACCTAGAGCTAAAGAATATCTTAAAAGATGTATAAATCTTATTAAGGAAAAATAACCCTCTATACGAGGACTTTTAGGACCGTTATCAGTTATGGTAACAGGAAAAGGGGAAGTTCGCTACTGTCCCCTTTTTTGTTTTTGTGATATTTATAATTGAACAATATAAATAAAAACAAAATAAAGTAAAGCATTATGGCAAAATCAACCGCTCAAGGCTCAAAGGAGACCTTTGGAAAAAAAAAAGAGGGAAAACCTAAAAGAAAATACGGACCTAAGGAACAAAGACCAAAATCCTACCGAGGTCAAGGTAGATAACGAAAAAAAAGGAACTATGAAAACAATTTTAGAATTTATTAAAGAAATCTTTATGTGGTTGAAGGGAGTTTTCAACGACGAAAAAGGAAACCCATCATCAAAAAGAATAGTTGGGTTAGGTTGTTCGGTTGCACTTTGTATAACCATGTATCATAACAGTTTTTCATCCGTTGATGTTGCACCGGCAAGATATTTGGTTGATGCTGTTGCTTTGTTAGCTTTCGGGACTTTAGGTCTTGCAAGTATTGATAAATTTACCGCAAGGAGAGAAAAGAAAAAAGAAGAAGACTCTGAATAAATAAAAAACCCCCTATAAAAGGGGGTTTTTTATTTAAGATAAGAAAGTATCTTTTCTTTTATTCCACATTGTTTAATACCCTCTCTTTTACGTGGGGTATGTACAAAATTATCAAGTCCCCAGTCTCTATTGTATTCCATACTATAACTGATAATTTTTTTACCCATATTTAAGTCATCAATTGCAACCCAATGAGTAATTTCAGGATGTTCTTTGAGATATTGTTTAATCTCAATTGACCTGGTCTGTTCTAAATCCCATTCTCTTGACCAAGGAAAATCATTATCATATTCACATTCTCCCAAAAATTTTGTAAACCCAATTGGTTTTTTAACCACTTTTTGACTGTCATAATAATCACCCATTTCCTCAACTGTTGCCCAATTTCTCCAGTCTGAAGTTACAACAATTTCAGCTCCGGTTTCTTTTACAATTTCATTAAGAATTTTTATGGATTTTATATCAAAGTTATCAAAACGCGCAGAAACAGGTAACGACATTTCGTCTTCACTAAATTTTTTTCTTGCATTTCTTTGTTTTTTCCATCTTGTACCCCAGTTATTTGCCAAACAAATAACTCCATCGTGGTCCAAGAATATTACCTTACTCATGTTTTCCTTTTCTTTTTAGTTGGGGTCTCTTTCTTGTCAATTATCTCAACTGAAATAGGACCGTTTTTAAATTTAGTCTTATCATAAGTCCAAACTGATATTTGGTCTTCATCTTCATATCTTACTTCATACTTATCTTTATTCATATCGTTGAAATTAAAGTGATTACAAACATAATTAATAAAACGGTTGGGATACTATATAAAAAACATACAAATAGTTGTTTAATTTCATTACCAAATGAAACGTATTTTCCCTCTCTGACATGGTAATCAAAGAATCTACGACTAAATGTGTTTATTAAACAGAGTATTAAAAAGTTAAACATACCACAAAGATACACAAAAAATCCCACCGAAGTGGGACTTTTGATAACTTTTTTTAGTTTTGTTTAACTTCCTCAAAATCAACGTCACTAACTTCATAATCTTGACCACCACTTTCGGTAGACTGATTATATAAGTTTTGAGTTATTTTTTGGAAAGTTTGATTTACCTTTTCCATTGACGATTTGATTTTCTCAATGTCTTTTGATTTGTGTGAATCTTTTAATTCCTCAAGAGATGATGTAATTTCATTTTTGTCATTTTCAGTCAATTTATCTTCCAAATCATTCATAGATTTTTCAGTTTGGAAAATCATTGAATCTGCTTGGTTGATAATCTCCACCTCTTCTTTTTCTTTTTTGTCTTTTTCAGCATTTAATTCAGCATCTCTTTTCATCTTCTCAATTTCATCTTTTGATAAACCTGAAGACGATTCAATACGAATAGTTTGTTGCTTATTCGTTGCTTTGTCAAGTGCAGACACATTGATTATACCATTAGCATCAATGTCAAAGGTAACTTCAATTTGTGGGATACCTCTCATTGCAGGTGGTAATCCGTCAAGGTGAAAACGACCGATGGTTCGGTTATCTTTCGCCATTGCTCTTTCTCCCTGAAGAACATGAATTTCAACTGAAGGTTGATTATCCACCGCAGTTGAGAACACCTGTGATTTTTTGGTTGGGATTGTTGTGTTAGAATCAATCAGTTTTGTAAATACACCTCCCATTGTCTCAATACCCAATGAAAGTGGTGTTACATCCAGAAGTAAAACATCTTTAACTGTTGAGTCTCCCGCCAACACTCCTCCTTGAATTGCGGCACCTAATGCAACTACTTCGTCAGGGTTTACGCCTTTTGATGGGTCTTTTCCAAAGAATTTTTTAACCGCTTCTTGTATTGCGGGAATTCTTGTTGAACCTCCAACCAAGATAATCTCATCAATGTCAGATGGTTTAAGACCTGCGTTTTTAAGTGCGGAGTCGCAAGGTTTAATTGTTCTTTGAACTAACGAATCTACCAACTGTTCAAACTTAGCCTTTGTTAATGTTCTTACCAAGTGTTTTGGTACCCCATCAACTGGCATAATATACGGTAAATTAATTTCGGTTGATGGAGATGATGACAATTCAATCTTTGCCTTTTCCGCTCCTTCACGAAGTCTTTGAAGAGCCATCGGGTCTTTGGACAAATCCAATCCGTTTTCGTCTTTAAACTCATTTACCAACCAGTCAATAATCACTTGGTCAAAGTCATCCCCTCCCAAGTGAGTATCTCCGTCAGTTGATAAAACTTCAAACACTCCATCACCAAGTTCAAGTACAGATACATCGTGTGTTCCACCTCCACAGTCAAACACAACAATCTTCATGTCTTTTGATTGTTTATCAAGACCGTAAGCCAATGCCGCAGCGGTTGGTTCATTGATAATACGACGAACTTTCAATCCTGCAATCTCACCAGCCTCTTTAGTTGCTTGACGTTGTGAGTCGTTAAAGTAAGCGGGTACCGTAATCACTACTTCAGTAACTTCTTGACCAAGATAATCTTCAGCGGTTTGTTTCATTTTCTGAAGTACCATTGCTGAAATTTCTTGTGGAGAATATTTCCTTTCGTCAATCTGAACTCTTGGTGTGTTTCCATCACCTTTAATCACCTTATACGGTACTCGTTTTGTTTCAGTTTTTGTTTCATCAAAACTAGCACCCATAAAACGCTTAATTGAGTAGACCGTTTTATCTGGATTAGTTACCGATTGTCTTTTTGCCGGGTCTCCAATCTTTCTTTCACCACCATTTGCAAAACCAACAATAGAAGGGGTGGTTCTTTTTCCTTCACTGTTTGTAATCACAACAGGTTCTCCGTTTTCCATTACTGCTACGCAAGAATTTGTTGTTCCCAAATCAATACCTATAATTTTATTCATATAGTTTTTTTGTTTTTGTTAAATTATATGTTTTTTATTTTATGGAATCAAGTTCCGAACATAAAATTATTAAATTGTGTGCCAAACTTATTTTACTGACATTTTGTCATATAATTATTTTTTGTTACTGACTATTTGACAAAAACTAAAAAAAACATGACAATCCTTTATTTTTTGTAAAAAGTATCGTATTTATTTCAAAATGAAAAATAATAAACCAAATAATAAATAAACCATCCTCCTTCGGGAGGATTTTTTTTGCTAAATTATATGAAAAACACAAAAATTTACGACGAGTTAGTAACGAAGTTAAGAACCTTCTTCAAATCAAAAGGGTTCAAAGAAGTTCCAACACAGTCAAGATTATCAATCTTGGCAGCATGTGAAAATCCCCACTCAATTGCAACATTTGAGTATAATGGACAGATTTGGCCCTTACCCCAAACAGGACAAATGTGGTTAGAGTACGAATTACTTAAAAATCCTGAATGGAATGGGGTATATTGTATTTCAACATCATACAGACAAGAAAAGAATCCTATTGAAGGAAGACATGAATTAATCTTCCCGATGTTTGAATTTGAATCTAAGGGTGGTTTAAAAGAACTTATTAGATTAGAAGCTGAGTTATTAGAATTCTTAGGTTTTGGCAAACCTGTTGAGGTTAATTACGATGATGTTTGTGAAGAATATGGTGGAGTTCCGATTTTGGAAAACGAACATGAAACCAAAATGTGGAATGAAAAAGGTAGTGTTATTTCTCTTCAAAATTTCCCCGTAAGAACAAATCCTTTTTGGAATATGAAAGATGGTGAAGGTGACAAATACAATAAAGTTGATGTTATATTGTATGGTCAAGAAACTATTGGTTCTGCAGAGAGAAGTTGTGATGTAGAAAAAATGAAAGAAATGTTCTACAACATTGAGGACGGTAAGTATTGTTCTAAACTTTTTGAGTTGTTCGGTAAAGAAAGAGTTGAGTCCGAATTGGAAGAATTTTTAACTCACAAATTTTTTAAGAGATTTGGTGGTGGTATCGGTATGACGAGATTAGCAAGAGCGTATCAGTTACTTATGGATGAACACCATGAAGAACATATGAATTATGGAGATGTAAATCCATTTTAAATTAAAAACCCCTCACTACGAGGGGTTTTTTTATAAAAACTCAATTGAGTTTGTTACAGGGTCCCACTCAATCGTGAGTGGTTTATTAACATAATCATATCTTTCATTTAACACTGAAGCGTTAATGAAATGTGTATCACCATCAAACATGTAACCATAACCGCCATGGATATGACCACACAAGTGAATTTTTGGTTTGATTTCTTTAATTCTTTTAACCAATAATTCACAACCCAACATAGGTTCATTCCAAGGAGGTCCTGAAGTATCATTATATCCTTGAGCAGGTCCGTGAGTAATCAAAATATCTGTATTTACAGGAATATCATTCCATTTTTGCTCAAGTTCCCATCCGTTTCTTGGTAAATTAAATGCCCAATTATAGAATTCAGGTTGCCAAGGAGTCCCATAGATTTTCACCATAGGTCCGTCACCAATTTGTAATCCAATTTCTTCGTCTTGGAGATAATCAATCCATTTATAAGAATTAATAATTTCTTTAGACTCGTCAGGTCTCCTTTGAAACCCCCAATCGTGGTTACCAGCAATAAAAATTTTATTGTCGTAATTATCCAAACTATTAAACCACTTACAGAATTCCTGAATCTCGTGTTTATATCCCATAGAAGATATATCTCCCCCATGAAGTAACAAATCACCTCCAGGTAAGTCTTCAGTGATATACTTTTGTTTGTTATGTGTGTCTGATATTAGTGTCAGTCTCATTTTTTTACTTGGGTATCTTCTAATTCAACAATTGTTGGTCTGCCAAAGATAAGGACATTTACTTTTACTTTGCCTTTTTCTTTATCAATATATTCAATATTACCTTTAAATGATGTGAAAGGTCCGTCAGTTACTATAACTTCATCACCAATACTATAGATATCACTAAAGGATTTAGTTTTATTTTCTTCGTGGATACCAATCATTCTATTAACCTCAGAATCAGGTACTACTTGTATATTCCCCGCTCTATCCGATAATAGTCCAGTTGCACCTTGTATTCGTCTAACAACTTGTTTTAATTCACCTATTGCGGATGTCTCAACAAAGACATATCCAGGAAATATAACTTTTTCCCTTTCAGTTTTTTTACCGTCTTTAGTAGTAAAAACTTTTTCTGTTGGTACAACAACTCTTCCGATTACACCAATTAGTTCTCCTTTTTCACCTTCTTTAATAATTCTCTCAGAAACTTTTCTTTCTCTATTAGCCTGAGACCTTACAATATACCATTCCATAATTTTTATTTTTTAATCCCACCAAGCCCTTAAATCGGACCCGTCATATAATTTATCCCATTCTTCATTAGACGCTTTCATAGCGTCATAGTCAGGTCCTTTAATAATTTGACAAAGCTCTTCCCAGTACTCTTTTTGAATCTCGTGAGACCTTTTACGAAGTTTTTCATTACTTTCTTTTTGTTCAGGAGTTTCGTTGTCCTTTAACTGATATAGTTTTTCACCATCTTTACCGAATGGATTGTCAAAAGTTTTGTCAGGAACTTCCTCAAACTCAAAATTTGTGTAAATATACTCAAACCCCAACTCTTTCTCAGCTTCTTCAATAAATGAGTCTTTTACACAAACGTCAATCAAATATGAAAGTCTCTTCATTTTTGCCACTTTTTTCAAACGACTTTCATCAACTTCAAGACCGTATTTCTCAATTCTCCAAGACATATCATCAACTGCCGTTTTTACCCAAGGTAAAACTGAACCATCGCCGTTATACCAAGTATGGTTCCATAAGTTCTTACGAAACAACCAAAGATTACGGAAAAATCTTGGGATGTCGTATCTAAACAAAGAATACGTTTTATAAATCTTACTTTCGTGCCAAATAAGTCGGTCAAGGGACTTACTAAACGTATCTGTAAACTTAACTTTCATAATTTTTAGTGTTTTTTACAAATATACAACATTTTTGACAAATAAAAAAGGGGTCAACATATGTAACCCCTCTTTTTTGTATATATAGGCTCTCTGATGAGAGTGATAGTGTTAATAAATATACAACATTAAGAAAAGTACTTATAAAATACTTAAAAATCAAGATTTTTTCATTATTTTACCTCTAATTTTCTGTTTTTCTTCTACAAAATTCACTATCATAGCGTATTTTTCAGAACTTTTTAGTTTTTTACCCCATTTTTGTAAAAAATTATTGAATAATTTGTTTGATGTGTTAATGTGAGAGATTTTTGTTGAGGATTGTAAGACTTTAACTACCCAATTGAACTCTGCGTCAGTAATTCCTTTAAAATTCTTTGAATTTGTCAATATTTTCATCATATGTATTGTTATTAAGGGTGAATTAGTTATAATTTCTACAAATATACAAAAAAATCAATGAAAAGACTAAATTTAAAAATTTATTTTAAAAAACTTCGCGAAGTTTTTTTTATTGATATTTATATTAAAAATATTAGTATGAAAAATTTATTTAATAACATCTCTCAAGAAGAAAAAAACAGAATCCTTGAGATGCACTCAGGTAAAAAAAATGTGATTAGTGAACAAATAGACCCTTGGTCTAACATACTGTCAGGTAGTTCTCAAAAGGCGGTTAGACAATTTTTTGATTCTTGTGGAAACTCCAGACAATCACCCAACAATACAAATGAAATTGTTGATAGAATTTATAAAGCAGTACAAGGTCTGGGAACAGATGAAGACTCTATCTTTGGGGCATTAACCGCCACTAAGGATTTTAATACGTTTTGTAGTGCTGTTAAAAATTACAAAACAACTTATGGAACTGATTTATATTCAGATTTGGATGGGGATATTGATGAAGAAACGGTTTGGTCTCAAATCTCAAAAATTTTGAGAGGATTAAGTCAATCATCACCTCAACCGGCACAAGTAAGTCCATCATCACCTCAACCGGCACAAGTAAGTCCATCATCACCTCAACCGGCACAAGTAAGTCCAC